TTCATCTTCTCCTTTGCTGCCTTGAGTCTAGCAAGAAACTCCTTTCCACCCTTCTCTTTCTTGATCTCATCATCACTCATCTTCTTACCAGACTTGTTCTTATCAGCATACATTTTACTCTGCATGTCATTAGAACTTGTCAATCTACTATCTTCTAAGTGAGTTTCCTCTTTAGTAACACCCGCCTTTCTTCTTGCAGGTTCAGCAAATGATTTTATAATCATCTTTGCAATCGCTCTTTTTCCATATGGATTACTCTTTCGTCCAAGAGGAACCTTCTTATCCTTTTTCATTGTGAGTTCATTAATCATATCTTTGTAACTGATTAACTCTTCTTTCTTACTCTTACCATAATTAGCAGCACCCTTCTTACGACACTGTACTAATCTACCTGATGCATATGCAGATGGCCATACACTTGCACTTGCCTTTACCTTATGATAACAAGCATCTTTCTTACCACTACCTTTACCCTTCTTGTCTGCTTCAGTAATTTGATTTTCTTCTTTCATTTTCTTTTTAGGTTTGTCAGTTGAAACGTAAGTTGGTTTTGCAGCACCAGATTTGGACTGCTGATTAGGGTCTGCTGCCTTTTTTCTTCTTGATGCAGATTCTCTTTCTGCCTTAGACATACTTGCTCTCTTAGAAGATGACACACACTTAGGTGTACCTTCTCCGGGTTCGTCACTAGCACAGGTACCACCTGTCTTGACATTTACCCAACCGGGTTTTCCATCTTTAGATTTAGATCCCTTGAACCATTTATGTAATGACCCCTCTGTCTGCACTTCAGGATTCACCGCTACTTTTTTAGGGTAGTTTAAAAGTTGCTTCAGTTTACGATAATCTCTTGAATTAGTAGGATTTAAGTTTGGATATTTTTTTAGAAATCCATCTGGAAATGTTCTTTCCTCATCATATGTCTTGACTCCATCCTTTACATATCCTTTTCCTTTAGTATCATAAAATTTTATCCCTTTTTTTATTCTTTCTTTTTTATTTGCTGCCCACTGTTTATCTTTTTCTTTCTGATCTTCCCTTCTCTTTTTCTTTTTATCTCTTGCTTCCTGTGCTTTTGCTGCGAATGATCTATAGTCAGTTAGTTCATCCATAGTTGACACTTTGATGTCAGTCACAGGTATCTCAGTATGTGCACGAAGAATATTATAGGGAACACCCTTCAGTGGTTTATCTTTTTTACCACCGGGAATGCTTCTCAAACCTTTTGGTAATCCAGTACTAGAATCTCTATCCTGTCCAGAATAGTATCCTACTTCATCGATTTTTCCTAAATTAGATTCCATCGCTTGTTTTCGTATCGTAGCATAATAAACTTTTTCACCCTCTTCCTTACCATACTGTTTCTTCATGTTCTTCTTCATGTCAGAATCATCATATTTTTTCTTTAGCATTGTGTCCTTTCTCTTTTGAGAAGATGTCATCGTCGCTTCAGAAACGCCCCCAGAACCACCATTACCACCAGAGTTACCGTTACCATTTCCACTACCATTCCCACCACTCCCATTTGACTTAGAGTGTCCGTTACCGTTCCCATTACCATTCTTTTTAGAATCATCCTCTTGTGGTTCTTGTCGCAAGTAACCGCGAGCACCAATCATGTACCCTTTTGGTATTTTTTTACACTTCTTATCAGTGTAGCAATAATATTGTCCTTTCGGGCAAGATTTGGTCATCTTGTATCGATTACTATTTCTTATTTATATTTCCTTGCTTGATGATCTTTTGAAGATCTGCAGTACTACCAATGAATACTGAATTATTTACAGTCTTTGGACCATTTCCAGTTGGTTGCTCTAAGTCAACCATTTTTTTCTGCAAGTCAATTAGTTTATCAGTGGTGTCTGCTACGCTCTTGATCAACTGCCCTGCTACTTCATATGCTCTTGGGTGCTGTGAGTCTTGACATACATCTAGAATGCCATTGATTGCCTCTTGACCCTTCTCTACAAGATTATATAATTGTGCTCTACTATACTCGTAATCTTTTTGAGGATCATCTCCCTCATTTTTAACAGGTTTGACTTTGACAGATTTAGTCTCCTTGACTATTTCTGTCTTTACGTTCATTGCCTTTTCTAACTCATCAAAGTTTTCCATTATTGGTCAGTACCCTGACTAGGACTAAAGAATTTAGAATCTTGGAAGAAATCAATATCACTATTGAATCCAAAATCATCACCGACTTCGATCAATGCATGATCGGCAGCGTTAATAAGATTTATAACATCACCATTACTATGCTTCATTTCTGAAGTTCTATACTGCCCTCTAGCAACTATGATTGACACACCATCTTTTTCCTCAACTCTCATAACTTCGTTGTTGATTTGAATAAACTGACCAACAACTAAACTTGCTCCACTTGTTACCGTCATTAGAGTCTTACCAACTTCTAATGTTGCAGCAAGAGAGAGGGTTGAGTCTTGATTATAATCTTTCGTAGCAGTAGGTGTGACAACATATCTGACTTCTCTTGGTGCTTTGATAGCAGATGAGTAATCGATCTGAACCTTCTTGATGATTCCACCAGTCTCGTCTGTAGGAATCTCATTGTAGAAGTATGTCTTTGCCATAAATTCTAAATCATATACAATCGCTCTTCTTGTATTGAAATCATCCTCATATTCATCTTTGAATGAGATATCACTGATTGTAAATGGTATATCTCTTGTCTCATCATGACCTTCTATCATATTGAGAGTAACGTTATATGATGGTTGAAAAAATGGTAATATTTGCTCTAATATCTGCAAAGCATCATCTTGCAATTTTGCAGCAAAACTAAGTCTGAATCCTATATTATAGGGAACAGGCATAAAGACTTTTTTGATTTTATTTTTACTACTATTAGGAACTAAACAAAATTTTGTTATAGGTGCAATCTTTCTTGTTGGGTCATATTGATATGATACAATCTCAAATGATAATCTTGGTAAGGTTATTGCTACATTCTTATTAAAGTTTGGTTGTTGTTCGATTCTCGCCAAGAACTTCTGCATAGGTCCATATGCAATAGGAACCTTGACTGTTGATATCACTGCATCTGTAGCATCATTTGTATGCTTTATTGTGATGTCATTGAAGAGAGTTCCGAAAGCGATTACAGTCTTTCTAATTGTCTCATTGTAAAAATACTTTCCAAACATTATGCTTCACCAAATGGGTTTTTCTCTGTAAAATCAAGGATAGCGTCACCTTCTGATTGGAAGCTAACATTGTCTGCATATGAATCGACATTTGTCTCATCATCATTGTAGTCGATGCTATTTAGACGGTATGCGATAGTCTCACCGGTTGTCTTTGCTGTACCCACAATCAATTCACCAATTGAGAATTTACCTGTAAGATCTTTAGCAAGTAGTGTGCCATTTGTAGCGTCCCAACTTGTAGCGTATGCAGTTGTTGAAGATGCCTTACCAGTTAGAATCATTCCATACTTGAATGTTCCTACTCCAACTGTGCCTGCTGCACCAACAGTAACAGTAGGTGCTAGTGTATAACCATATCCTGCATTTGTTGTGATAATTCTATCTACCTGACCGTCCACAAGTATTGCAGTTCCTATAGCAGTTACACCACCTGAAGGTGCTGCTGTAAAGGTAATTGTGGGAGGAACAACATAGTCAGATCCTTTCGCTGTAACTGTAATAATTCCAACTGCACCTGTTGTTGCAATACCAACTCCTAGTGATACTCCACCACCTTGACCGTCCACAGGTGTGATTGAAATACTTGGAGCAGTGGTATATCCATATCCGGGATCTGTCAGTCTAAACTCCTGCAGTGATCTAGATCCTTGTGCATTTGCAGTGGTAATAGCAACTGCTGTTGCTCTTCTACCAGTGCCATTAGGTTTAGATATGAGGACTGTAGGATCTGCTGTAAATCCTGTTCCCTCGTTGAATATTTTTATCTTATGAATACCACCATTTACCAATGATGTCTGTGCTGTTGCAGTCGTACCAACACCTGCCACTCTCATTGTGACATTATATCCTAGTGTGGCAAAGTCATCGTCAATAGAACCAATGCCTGTTTCAATCTTCTCATCACCAAGTTCAAACATTTCACACTCTAAGACATAGCAATAGTTTTTACCTAAAGCATAGAATGTTGGTGCAGTGTGTTTAACATGCTTGACTTCAAATAGTATGTCTCCAAGTGGAAAGTATATTAGGTCTCCTTCTAAAGGTCTTACAGGAGTTGCAATTCCAAGTCCACCTTCTCTTCTCAAAACAGGAGTAACCAACTCACCAAATCTTGCTTGAGAAATAGTGATCTGCATTTCTGCTGTAGATCTAACTCCAAATTTTGTTAGTAAGTTATATTGATCTCCAAATCCTTCATAATTTTCGATATACCCTTCAAGAGGAAATGACTTCTCAAACTTCGATGAGGTAACTTCTCTCATCACAGTTTTAGTATTCACAAAGGTACGTGGCATATAAACGAATTCAATGCCATGCATTTTGATGTGCTCATCTACCAAAGACTGAGCAAGATCTTGCTCATTCCTCGCACCTGTAGGTCGAAAATAATTATTGAGTGCCATTATCCAATAAAGTCAAGTGGAGGTAATTCGTAATCCATATTCATACGAGACTCCAACTTCTCTAATTCTGCTGTACCATCTTCCCATATTTGTCTACCATTTAGTTCCATACCACCCGGCATTTTGACTCCTTGAAACTTCATGAGATTTTGTCCCCACTGTCTTTTCATCAATGCAGTAAAGTATCTTCTAAAGAAAAGGTCACCATATACTCTGTTACCTACTTCACTAGGATCTAATGCTCTATAACATTCTATGATAAGAAAATCATCTTCCTTCAAACTGTTTCTATCAGTATCAAGATATATTCTATTACGTCTTCTGTTATATCTTATTTGTTTATCTGGATGCAATATGAAATTCAAATCTTCTAGATATCTTTTAGTCATTGTGTAGTTCAAAACTTCAGTGCTACTGAAATAATATATCTCATTCAAGAATAACTGGTAGTTAACACTAAACATGTTTGTGCTGATTGCACGACTATCAATTTTCCATATTTTTTCTACACCAATAATGTGGTCGGGCACATGTATCCAGTTTGAGTCTTCTTCAAACTCATGTCTAACAGTTGTTCCAATACCTACGATAGTTTGATCTCTTGAGGTTCTTGTTGTAACAATACCAATAGTATTATCTTCATCTCTTCCACCAACTCTTTTAAGCAAATCGTCTGTAATTTTATGTTTTAGATATACTTTCTCAACACCATCCATATGTCTGTTTTGGAAGTAAGATGTAGTATCCATCAAACATTCTTCTATCTGCTCGTCTGCAATATTAACTTCCACAACGGGATGACCTAACTTCCTCAACCCATAGAGAATAAATTCTTCCCTATAGTTGAGCATCGTATCATCAACTTCTGCAGTGGTTAGATGGTCGCGACGAACTGGGTGTCCTGACATATTATTACTTTTTTAGTTATTTA